GTTGTATAGGGTGGGTCGTAGCAGAAAAATCTTCAAAGTACCTACTAGGGTTACAGTAAAAGTCTCCTGCGTTACCTCTATGTCGTCTATGAAACTCATAAATCATAATGAAGCATCTTCCATACCAGCTACTCGTAGCTTAGTAATATTAGTTATTTGCCATTGCTTTTGATCTAGGCCTTTCATAACGCCTAACCATTTATTTCGTAACAATGCGAACTCATTTATAATAAGTTCAAAATCAACTACATCCTGCTCGCCATCAACATATTTTTCTACGTCTCGACTTGACAATGCACGTTGATAATTTTCTAAATATTTTTTAAAGTATGAGGATCTAAGTTTGCGAAGTTCAATGTTGAGATAGTTGAGCATAGCTTCTATTTCTTGAAGTTGGTTGAACCTATGCTCAACAATACCTGGAAGTTCAGAACTAGCTCGCTCTAAAGAACCTTTTAGTTTAACTTCTAATCGAGCTTGAGCTAATTCTGATTCAAAATGTTGAATAGCGTTAGGAATAGTGCTAACATCTCTAGTGATACTAGAGTACCATCCTGCCATATTTACTCATCGTAATCGAGGTCTGATTCATCCATGTAATAAGAAATTGCGTGATCCAAGTATGGACAATTGCCTAATACAGTTTTAAAAGTTGGGTCATCTACTCCGTAGTCAGCGCAGAGCTCAACAAATTGTTCAGCTACTGCGGGTATATTCTTTTTATCTAAATGATCTTTAAATAATGTCCATGTATCAACGATGAGTTGCTCATTCATTTTCTATAACTCCTCTTGAGGTTCAACTGGTGTATTTAGCTCAAGAGAACGATTAGGAATATCTTCTATAATCATATCTAGTTTCTCGCCAACCCATGCTCTGCGATATTCTTTATGCTCTGTTCCATCAGAGTGATCATATCGTAGCCTGTTGCCGTCTTTGACTAGTAGTCCGTTCTTTTCAAACAAATCAACTAATCCAGAATAGGGATCCATCCCCGTGCTGTAGGGGATCTTCACCTGTACGCCTTCAAAGGGTTTTGCGTAACGAGTCTTCATCACCTTACAGGCAGCACGAATACCGTTCACCTCAGAAGTCTTATTACCATCCTCGTCTTCTTTTAGCTTTAGTTTCTTCATAGCTACTACGATAGAGGATGCGTAAATAAATCCTTGTCCGCCTGATATCTTATCATCTGGATCAAACATATCCTGCGATGCGTATGTATGATTGGTTGCTACTAGTCCTACATTGTGACTGCCAAACATATTGACGCAGTTTCTCACCAGCGATGTAAGTGCTTTGGGTTTTCTACCCATGTCACCTTTCATATCGCCTTTAGTAAATTGATCCACATCAGTTGGAGTAAGTAACATACCTAAAGAGTCAATTACAAATAAAACTTTAGGACGCTCATCTCCTTCGTCTATCTTTTTGTAGTCTTCCATAAATACAGAAATTGTTTTAGCTACATCATCAATCATACTCATATTGAGTTTGAGAAGTTTGTTTTCTGATGTATCAACATTTAGATTGCGTAGCCATTCTTCGTCTAGAGCATTCTCAGAATCAATTAAGACAACGAAAATATTTTGCTCTTGTGCTGCCTTAATAATATTTCCTGCACAAATATAACTTTTACCAGCACCTGACTCTCCAGCAAATACGCTTACCTTACCTAGTGGAATTCCTTTATAAAAATCTCCAGAGATAAGATAGTTAAGAGCATAGTTGCCCGTAGAGATCCAATCAGTTGGATCATTGAACCCTGTGCTCATTCCTGAGATTGATTTGGTTAGTTGTGTGCGGAATTTCGATGGATCGAAAGCCTTTGCCATTAATCTCCTTTAAGGGTGTTGTGGAGCCCCGTACTAGAATCGAACTAGTAACGGAAGATTACAAATCTACTGTTATACCATTTAACTAACGGGGCGTCCAATATATTAATCTTCAGACTTTTGTCTGTTACGGATCATTGCTAAAATGTCATTAGCATCGGCGCCACCTGCAGCAGCATTTGTTGCCTTTGGTGTGTCGGGCTCAAATGGAATATCGTCTTTCTCTACTGCCGGAGCTGGAGGAGCTACTGGCTCTGCCGCAGGAGCTGATTTCGGGTCACCTGTTCTAGCAGCGAGTCCAATAGGACGGAAGTAATTTCCAAATCGCTCTTCGTCATATGCTTCACCATTGACAGATGCTTCAAACATTTCTTGCATAACCTTTAGCTCAACATCAGTTGGCTTTTTTGGCAAGAAATCATTTAGATTGAATAGCCCGTGCGTATTTACTGCCTGCATCTCAGCATCGCCAAGTGGGCGTGTTCGTCGTGCCCAAGATGATGTTGAGTAATCAGCATAGCCTCCTTTGGAAGACTTCTTCAAACGGAAGTCCAAGCCTGCTGTATAGTCAGTTGGCATTTCTTCCATATCAGGATCCATCAAAGCATCCTTGACAAGTGTAAAGATTTGCGGACCAATAATGAACCGACGAATTGGATTGTCGGGTGTAGTCTCTTCGTTCATTGGATCTTCTACTACGAAACCTTGGAACAAATAAGAACGCTTCTTCCAATACTTGCGACCCATATCCTCCATATCTGGGGATTTGAACCACCCACGCACCTCATTTAGAATTGCACAGGAATCACCGTACATTTCCATACAAGGGATTTGAACTTGAACTGGTTTAGAATCCGTTTGTCCTTTGATACCGCTGAAGGGCAGTTTCAACATCAAACGTTCTCGCCAGAAAAAAGTGTTGTTAGTGTCGGCGTCAGGAAGGAATCGCAATGTCGCAGTCGTTCCTTCTGAGATATTCCAGAAGGGATAAATTGCGTTATCGCCACCACCTGTACCTGTTGATCGGGATTCTTGTTCTTTGAGTTTTGCTCGGATTTCTGCTAAAGATGCCATAATATTCTCCTATAAATAGCCTGTTAAATATGCCTAAGTAAGTTAAAAAAGTCAGCATATAATTCTCATTATACACTATTATTTATTGACTGTCAATAAATAATTTTATAAAAGCGACTTTGTGTAGTCGCTTTTATTTATCATCACTCGTGGGAGTGTGTATGATATTGATCATGCGGCTTTGCTGGAACTCGTGCCGATTGGACAGTTTCGTCTCCTTTGTGCTCGTGATAATCACAAATCACTTCTGTTCCTCTAACATAACAAATCTTGTTGTGATCGTCGTGCTCCATAAAGAATGGACCAGTAATTTCTGGATTTGGCATTGTCCGCGCACAAGCGGCTGTCAGAAATAGTGTTGCTCCTAGAGCCAAAAATAATTTCATTGTTTCTCCTAAAAAGTTATTATATTTATCCTACCACAGTGTGAACCACAACATATTATTACCAATAGGCGATTCAACATCGGATAGTTCAACTACGCCCATCTTCATATCTGGATGAGCTTCAAAAAGAGCCAGCTCTAGGTACTCTATCATTGGCTCGTTCTTTAATGCTTGGTATAATTCCATTACTTCCATTGGGTTGTCAGCAATGAATAATGTAATACCAAGATCAGGATATGTCGTAAATCGAACTGAATGCCTCTGAGCTATTTGTCTATCGTAGTAAATATTTTTCATCTCAGCAACGACATAATCAAATGAAAATGCATACACATCATCTTTTGATGTATAAAATACTGGATATGTTTTTCCGCCACGCACGATGGGACGTTCTATATCATGAAAAATTCTACCATTACCTACATAACCATTATCATGTATTTCAGCATTTGCTGTTGAAAATGTGATAATAGAAAACACTAAGGCTATAATAAGCCCAAAACCATACTTCATAAGTTCTCCTACTTAATTTCCTCAACTATTGTTCTGTCCACAGGCGTTTGAACATAGCCTGTTTCAACAGTCCAAAAATAATAATACCCTGTTGGGATACCATTATCTTTTTGTCCGGATGTAATCTTTCCGTCTTTTACAGTCCAAGACTTAACAATCTTTCCTTCGTCAATGTAGGATACTTTATAATCTTGTCCAATAACATTGTCAGCTGAACGAAAAAGTTTATTCCTTGCTTCTTCTGTACATGCACTTAGAACAAGTAAAACAATTGTCAATGTGATGACACGCATCATTTGGCTCAACTCCTTCAAGCCCCTAATCCACTCAACCTAATAATATCATTCAATCCGCCTGCAGAATCTTGTACAAATTCTCCACGTGATTTTGTATGATATTCTTTAAACTTTTCGTTGATAGCTTTGACAAATTTGTTAGCCATCTCAACTTGCGGATGTCCGTATTCTTTTTCAACTGCTGTAAGAACTGCTGTTTCTCCTTTAGGAAACTGTCCTGTTTCTCTGTCAAAGTAACCTAACACAAATTCTGTAACAGGAATTTTCTTCTCTTCTTCATGATCGAGTAGATCATCATCTACTGGATTGAAGCTACTACCTTTATGATGATGTCTCTTTTTTAAATCTCGTAATTTTTCTTGTTGGACAGCATTATCAACTTTATCTTGCGCCCATTCTTCAAATGCATCAATTTCAGATTTCTTTCGTTTAGATACAAAATTTGCAGGCTCATCTTCTTTTACTAAATCATCTGGACCAATTGACTCTAAAGGTGCTTCGGCTACGATTCTATATAGGTAAGGAAATACTTCCTTAAGCTCATCGTCAAATTGCTTTACAGTTAGTTGATCAATCCAAGTATCAGTAATATCAGTTGGAACATCCATAAGATCTTCAACAACAAATTTTGATGTGATATGCTTGTAACTATACTCACGTTGAATAGATTCAAGTGTTCGTTTAATTGTTTTAATTCTTTCTTTTACAAGCTCATGGTAATTTTGCATACCTTCGGATACTGCTTTAGATTTATTGACATAAGTTTTAAATTTACCTAAATGACCAAGCTCTTCTGACAATCCTGTAATATGGCGCCCAAAGTCATCAAATGGATGTCCTCCCTCTGACATATGACGTGCCATTGCTCGTGCCCCATTCAAATGCTTAAA